GCACAAATAATGCTGTTATTGTACAAGACAATAAAACAATTACTAATACTCAATCAAATTCAGAAACAGCGATGGTCGCTAAGGCAGATAAGAATCCTGAACCATCTAGTTTTTGGGATAAAATATCATTTTGGAATTAATACTATTAACATTGGCAATCTTCATATTGGTTATGCACAATAATCCAGAACTATTTTCTAGGATTACAAGAGCATTTAGAATAAGAACTGCTTATCTAAAACCTGAAGTGAGTATTGCTGAACTGATTATAATTGGATTACTTGCTTGGCAATTAGTTAAACTTGCCTAAATCATCTTCCGTAAATATTTTAAACTGCCAACCTTGCAAATCACAATAACGCTTAGCAGCACCCCATTTACATTTATTCTTAATATAAGCTAAACTCTCATTGATATATGCTCGTGTTCTTCTCTTACGAGGTTTAGGTTTAATTGTAAATGCTTTAGGTTTAATCTCTATAATTGTCTTTGCCTTTTTGGTGACAACAAAGAAGTCAGGAAAGTAATTTGATAATTTTTTAGTGATAGGATTACGATAACGAATAGCAATCTCCTCACTACCCCAATGAAGAATGGCGTCATTACGGTCACAATAGACCATAAATCTTCTCTCCCAATTTGAACGATATACTATTCTATCTGGATTACCTATGTATTTGTCTTTGTTTATAGGTAAATATCTTCCTTTATAACTTGCTGTAGCCATTAACATATCCTCTATTTCTTGTATAAATATTAAAACAACTCATAAGGATATTTATATATGGCGTGGACAAAGAAAATCAGTAGTGTTATTAAAGGAAGAATCAATAGTGGTGCTTCCCAAGCTAAAGGGTTTATTGATAATATGGCTGGTAACTTAACAGGCGAAATAGATAAGTTTACTAGTGCTTTTTCTGGTGTTGCAGATATTAATGCTGCCAAGGCAAAAGCTAAAAATATAATCAATTCATCTCCGTTAGAAATAGGTGCTGGTGGTGCAGTACAAAAATCTATGGCAGAAAGCGGTAGATACAATTACGGCACAATATATTATCCAGAAGAAACATCTAATTTAGATGAAGGACACTATGTAATAATAGATGTAGTGGCACACGATAAGTCAAGTTTTAACAAGTCAATGAATCGTGTGATTGAACTACCAGATGGAAAAGTTGGAACAACTTTACCTGGACAAGCTACTTCTTCTAATGATTTAGCAGAAAAAAGTGGTATGATAAAAGACGCTGAGTCTGCTAGACAAAAACATTTAAGAACAATGTCATCTGGTATTGGTCAAGGTGGCAGTCATACACATACAAGAATAACAGATAGTATTTGTTTATATACTCCTGCTGACGCAGTAAAATTTACATACAAAGCTAATTATGAAATGTTAGCAACAGGCCTTGCAGGTCTATTTGCTTCTTCAATGGAAAGAGGAAAGAGTATGTCAATAAAGGAAGCTATATTGCAAGGTGGTGGAGCTACACTAGAGAGAGTATTAGGTGAAGCGGTTACAGGAATTGCAAGTGCTTTACCTGGTGTTGGAGATGTTAGAGGTGCAATAGATAAATCAATGGGAAGAGCATTAAATCCATTTAACGAACAAGTTTTTAGAAGTGTACCATTTAGAGAATTTCCATTTCCATTTGAATTTGCGCCAAAGAATAGAAAAGAAATGGAAAATGTACATAAGATTATCAAGTTATTGAAATTTCATATGTTACCAGAATTTAGTAATAAGACATATAGCGCTTTCTTATCGCCATCTGAATTTCAGATAACTTATATGTACCGAAGTAAAATGAACTCATATATTCCTCTAGTATCTAGGTGTGTATTGACATCAATGGAAGTAGATTATGCTAACGAAGGAGCATTCCACACATTTAGAGAAGATGATAAAGGAGCGGCACCAGTAATAACAAAGGTGACTTGTAATTTTGCCGAAACAGAAATTATGACTAAAGAAACAATAGCACAAGGACACTAACAACTATGTATTTTTCAAGTTTTCCATTATTACTTTATGATATGAAAGGTGACCAGAAAGCAAAACTGGTTACTAACATTATCAAAAGAGTGAAAGTAAGAGAAAAGATATTGGACGCTTCTAGTTTGTATCAAAAGTATTTTGTACAACAAGGAGAAAGACCTGAAGATGTTGCAGATAAACACTTTGGAAAGTCTGAATATCATTGGATTATATTGTTGACAAATAATATAACAGACGCATATTACGGATGGCCTATGGGATATGCTGAGTTTGAAACTTTTTTAAAAGACAAGTATACAAATCCTGAAGCGATACATCACCACGAGAAACCTCAATCTTCAGGTAATACTGAAACAATGATTGAGTGTATATCTTCTGATTCAGGTGCAGTATCAATATCAAATAGAGAGTATGAACAAAGACTACAAGATGATATGTCCGAGATTAAATTATTAGACCCAGGTTTTTTACCAACCTTCTTGGACGAGTTTGACAAATTAATGAGTGAGTAATAAATGTATAGCCAATTAAATTCAACAGATTTAAAGAAAGCTGGTGACTATGTACTATCACAAATTGCAGTAGTAAGCAAGGAGAGTTTTGATGGTTCATCAACGCCAAAGAAAATTGATATAACAAGTCTGGTTGTTGAAATTAACATTTACGAAGACATTGACGAAAAGAATTTATCAGGACAAATAGTATTATCAGATTCAACAGGATTACCTAATAATATGCCTTTAACAGGCCACGAACTAATCCAGTTTAAGTTAGGTACTCCTGGGTCTGAAAGATTTTATGACTTTCAAAAGAACCCAATGGTCATATACAAAATAGGTCAAAGACAAGTCCACAATCCTAGGTCTCAATTCTATGTACTATATTTCTGTAGTGTAGAACAACTAACAAATCAAACCGTAAAAGTCCAAAGAAGTTTTGAAGGTTCAGTAGATAATATGTTAGGCAAAGTATGTCAAGGTGAACTAGGAACAGGTAAAGACATATTCATTGAGAAGACAAGAGGAAATAGAAAATATGTTATACCAAGATGGAAACCATATAGAACAATTGATTTTCTATGCAACAATGCTCAATCAGTACAATTTCAAAGTACAGGATATAAGTTTTACGAAACATCGCAAGGATTTCATTGCAGGTCGTTAGAGAGTATGATGGCAGTAGGAGTAGACGCTGCTAGACCTGCTAATGGCGCATTTAAACAACAAATAACAGGTGTGGATAGTTTGAATATACAAAAACAAATGCAGACTATAAACTCATATGAGATATTAGAAAATTTTAATACTATGAAACTATTAGCAACTGGCGCCTTGGCGAGTAGAGTATTAAAGACAGATTTATTTAACAAAACATTTAAGAATACAGATTTTGATTATGTAAAGAACTATGAGAAAGCACATCACCTAGAACACACCAATGGCAGTAGAGAACATATGAAGAAAGTCGTGCCTGAATATCCATTTAGAGACGGCAAGATGTTATCAGAATTCCCAGATGGTACATTTTATCACTCATCGGACAATAGTAATACACACGAAGACGCAAATGGAAATGTCTATAAACACATAGACGATGGAGATAAAATATCAAAAAGAATAAGTCAGGCCGCTTGTTTAGATAGTTTTAAAATGAGAATAAATGTGCCAGGTTATACAGGATTATCAGTAGGAGAAATAATTACAATAGAATTACCTAGATATGAGAAAACATCTGAAGGTGATAAGGACCGAGACACTATATTATCAGGCAGATACCTAGTATCCAAAATAGTACATTTAATCAAACCTGGTAATTCTTATCACTCAATGAGTGTTGAGTGTGTGAAAGATAGTGTGATGGTTCCATACTACTCATCAACAATAGAAACCGAACCAAAATTAGTAGATAAAAAAGGAGATGTTTATTACCAAGAGAGTATAGACGATGGAATCTTTAGTACTATATCGTAGTTTATTCATATTTGCAACATATGAGAGAATGCTTAGAGAAGAGAAGAGTCCGCCCGCTAAAGTGCCTAAAATCGCATTAAACACTATAATATAGGGTCTTTCAGCATACTCTCCACTATATTCTGACACGAAAACAGAACAATATGAGAACATTTTGAACAAAAGAACTTAATAATATGACTATGAAACAATTAAACAACGCTTTACGCAACACATTTGAAACCATACGCACATCCCGAGAGGATGCTTTGTATAAAATATCCTTACAGACATTTTTCAAAGGCCAGGCGCAGATAGCTGGTCTAAAAGATGAAGTCGGCGTACTAGAGAAGATTGGGTACGCAGAAGCAATTGTCTTACACACTATCAAAGATATGGCGATAAATCGCCATTTGCGTAGGTTTGGAATAAATAGTAATAAATGATGTATCACGCAGTACAATTAAATAACGCAGTATAGGAATAAAAATGGCCAAGTTTATACATTTTACAGGAATAGTAGAAGACAGACAAGACCCACATCAAGCAGGCCGTGTGCGTGTTCGTTGTTTAGGATTTCATTCTGAAAATAAAACAGCATTACCCACAGCCGACCTGCCGTGGGCACAGCCATTGTTGCCAACGACTGCTAGCGGTATCTCTGGACTAGGTACCTCTCCGACCTTTTTGGTCAATGGTACTTGGGTTTTTGGATTCTTCCGAGATGGGGAGACAATGCAACAACCAGTCGTGTTAGGCACATTACCTGGTAAACCTACCGAGTACTCTAGCCGATGGTATGACAAGGCCTTCTATGATGGCCAAGGTATATACCCGAAATATATTGGAGAGTCTGATATGAATAGACTGGCGACTGGCCAACCGAGTTTGGTCAATGAAATAAGAAATGCTACCAGAATATCCAATGTGGCGACTGCCGACTTTGACGCAACAACGGCCGCTGATGATTCTGAAATAAAACAATCGGACACCACAACTTTTTCTCAACCTTCAC